GTCCTGCCAGTCTGTTCAGCAGCTCGATGTCAGCCGGTCCGCTTAGCGTCTGCGTCTGCCTGCTCCACTTCATCTTTCCCCAACTCTTTATGATTGTGAACTGGACATTGTCTGCTTCCTTTATGAGGATCTGTCCGTCCTTCATTGCCATTTTCATTGTTGGTTACTTCCTTTCGGTGTAGAATGTGTGGTTGCCGTGTGTGAATAATTTTTTCAGTGTGGTGTTGTGCCATGTGGCTTCGTCCGTGGTTCTCTCGAAGTATGTCGCTCCCTGGCTCTCATCCCAGTGTTCTACCTGCACCATTTCCAGTGCCCGGTAGCAGTCTGTGTCCGGCTCTACCCTGTCGTATCTGCCGTTTCCGTATGCTGTGAACTGGGTGTCCTCCGTGATCACTCCCTCGATGGTATCTGGGAACTCATCGCTCCATACTCGGTTCAGCACCACCAGTATGACCAGTGCCTTGCCCTCGGTGTCCTCGCCCTCTGCTTCTGCCATGGCGATTTTCGCTAATCTGTAGGAGTCATCCGCATCCCAGTCCAGACTGCCGATTGCTGCGGTTGTTGTCGGTACTGGTGTCTCAGTGCTCTGGAGGATTGCGTTGTAGTAGGATTGTTCCTCTGCCTGCTCTGCTGCCCTGTATGCGTCACGCTCTTTGCACATCTGCTCATATTCTTCCTGCGTCAGCCATGTGTCCGAGCCTTCCACCTGCACCATGCCTATGTGGTTTTCCTCTATGTACTCGCTCCAGTCCGGCATCGGTTCGTTTGCCCATGCGATAAGCAATCCAACAAACATTCCCGCTCCCACTAATACCGCTACTGCATCCCCTGCTATGCGCTTCAGCTTTCTTTTCAGAATTCGCTTCTGTCTCCTACTGAGTTTCAAATCGTCATGCACCTCCTGCTTACTTCTCGACTGCTTCCAGTCTCTTTTCTTTCCTGTTGTAGAGGATCATCTCTTTCTCATCCTCTGAATGGAGCATATAGTCATCCGGGTTCATCCCCTTCTTGACCAGTATCTCTTTCTGATTCCTTGTCAGTTTCTTTGGCTGTTTCATATGCTCTCTCCTTTATACTTACTTGACTTTTACCAGTACCTCATTATGCTCTCTAGGCTTCTTGGGTCTGGCATGGAACAGGTTCTCCAAGGCTTTGAAGAGTAACTGTTCCGTTCATGCTCCCTGAGTATTCTTTGGGGTAGCTGTACTAGTCGCCTGCAGTGCGGTCTTTTTCATTCCCCGCTACCGAGTGTTAAATCGCACCCACGCATCCATGCTCTCGGTATTCTCTCTCTGCGTGTTTCTCATCTGCCTCCGAACCGTTGTTGTTTTACTTGGGTCTGCGTTCCCTACCCCAATTACGACAGCCATTCATGCAGGCTCATGTCCTGCTGCCGGAGCGATTTACTGCGGCGGCTCGCTCCTACCTATCGGTTTTTATTCTGGTCGATGCTTGCCAGTGTGTTTCTTCGATATTCAGTTTTTAGGTATGATGCATACGCATCGTTCTGTTTTCTTGGTATCTGTCGCCTGCACCGGGCAGGTGTAGTTGATCTTGCCATTGTCAGTGCTGCTTCGGAGCATTCCGCTTTCGTACAGGTGCTTCCTTGCGTATCTGGCACTCACTCCCTTTGTGCTACAGAAGTGATTAAACTCTGGAACTCTGATACGGTATTCTCCGTCCTCCAGTTCCTTGCCCTTGGTCAGTTCTGTTACAAAGGCATCTGTGTCAATCAGTGCGGCCTGCTTATCCAGTGCTCTCCATTCCGCCAGTTCATCAAGTCCGTTGATGTCAACCTGCGCCTTGCTGAATACATCCAGTATCATGGGGATTCTTTCATCCGGGGCCGCTGCCAGTATCTTTGCTATCTGTATGGCAGTCTTGATATCCAGTTCTTCCATTCCACTTGCTCCTCTCTGTTAGATGGAATGCTGTGCGACCTCTGCCTTGTACGGTTCTCCACCTCTGGCGAGTTCACGGTACATGGTAGCCGAGTGGACACCGATTGCCATCGCCATCTCATCTACTGTTTTGCCCTGTGCGTTCAGTGCTTCGATTTTCTTTCTGTCCTCGAATCCGATGCGCTTGTACGCTTTTCTCGGTCGCTTATTGGTTGCCATTGCTCTCCACCTCCTCTGTTTTTAGGCAAAAAAATAAATGCGCCAGAGTGATTATTCACTCTAACGCATTTATCAATTTCTTATAAAAATTAAAAATGCGAAGTGAGTTATATCACTCATTTCGCATTTATCTTATTACTTCACGAAGCGTTGATTTTCCACGGTTTTTTCTTGCGTCCGGAAATGATAAGTGCTATACTGAAACAGTTTGAAAAAAGATTGAATCAGTTGCACGCATTTTTAGAAAGGCAAGGATTTTTATGAGACAAAAAAGAGAAGATGTCAGAAACGTTGCAATCATTGCTCA